AAAAAAAAAAAAAAAAAATCGACATTAATTAAATTATGAATTTTCTAAATTATTTTACAGAAACTTATTTTTTTACCACCAATCCCAAAAATTCCTTGTCCGATATTCTATTTTATCCACCTGTCTATGTTTCTTCGTTCTTACATTCTCTCGTGTATTCTATTATTTTTTCCATAACTTTTAAACTTTATGAAAAATATTATCAAAAAAATTATACAGAAAAAGATACAATTAAAATTTTGGATTATGATTTTATCTCACAATTATTTAAAATTTTATTGTTGATTATGTGTCTTGGTTATTATGGTCGATTTTTACGACTAAAAAGTCTATATGAGTATCTAGAAAAAAACAATCAATCAAAAAATTATGAAATGATGAGAGATACTGCATATTTCCGATATTATTTTTTAGCATAAATATTCTTTTTTTCATTTAATTAATTTCATATAATTTTAAACTATCATCCTTTACGAATTCTACGGATTTTAAATCTCCCAAATCAATAATATCCGAATGTCTAAGATGATTATAAATTTTTTCTAATAATTTGGTTACTTCGATTACTACTTTTTCACCATGTTCGGATAATTCATAGAAGCGTTTTGTGTTTGTATATATGCCTTCTGTTTCTTTTCGTTGTCTTCTGATACAAACGCGTTTTGACTTATTATCATCGTTTCCATTGATTCGAATGACATGGACGTTACGGAGTGATGTTTCTGACGATAATTGAAACATTTCCTTAATTTCATTTAATCTCGCAATACTCTTCTCATGAGCACTATTCTCATCGTATTCTATGATTATGATGGAAAATCCATCTACTAAAACACAATAATCAGGCTGTTTGTTTTTGACATTTTTATTCTTCTCAAATATTGTTGCAATTGGGTCGCTATCAAACGAATGTCCAAATGTTTTTTCTCTAAGTGTTTTTCCAATAGGTGTAGAATTGATACGATGCAAAACAGCCTGTTCTTGGCGTAATACGAGATTCTGTTTAAATCCATAATGTTCCGCAATTTTTTGTCTTTCATGAATGTCAATTTTCATATCATACATTTGAACCCTTGCAGCCGAACGACATATCCTCTGGTTTTCATCGTAATAGTTTTTGAATTCTGCAAAGGAAGGATTATCTAAAAAGCGACAACACTCATATTCACATTTTTTTCGATATTTTGTTTTCAAAACGTCTCGATTATTTACATAATATTTTCTTTGGCTATCTCGTAAAACGTCTCGATTCTTTTCACGATATCTTTTTAATATTATTTTTTCTCTCTCTAAATAAGCCTGATATCCTTCTGGAGAACAATTTTTACATTTATCTATTTGATGTTTACATTTACATAATAATCTTTTACCATTCCAAAATCGTACTTTTCCTTCAACTAAATACAAAGTATTTATTTCTCTATCTTTTTTCTCAGGTAAGATTGGATATTGCATTTCAAAATATAATTTTTATTGAGATTTATGAGAAGGTGAAAAAAATCATTTTTTTTTTTGTTATGAATCATCCATAATAATCATTTCATCCAAATCGAAATCTTCTACCAGTCCGTTTGGGAGAACCCTTCGAATGCTAAGAGGGAAATTATATTTTTCTTGAAATTCTTTTTTTGCAATTTCCAATTACGAGAGAATACATTTATTTTTTTTTGTTATTTTTTTTACATCTCATCTATAATAATCATTTCATCCAAATCGAAATCTTCCACCAGTCCATTTGGTAAAATTCGTCGAATACTTAATGGAAATTTTTTTTTTTCCCGAAATTCTTTTTTTGCAATATCCAATGAATTTACAGTTGTCTTGTCAATGTCAGTAAAGATGGAACTATTGTTTGCGATTTGTAGAGCCCTGGTCGAGAGCAATCGACATTGTTCGTATTTGGTTAATATTCTGGAGGTGATTCGAGATTTGTTTTTGTCAGAAACATTTTGTTTGAAAGGAATTTCCAATTTGTACATTTTTTTTTTTGAATTATAGATATTTGTTTTTGAAATTTCATTTTTTAAATTTAAAAAAACATATTTTTGTAATTGTCAAAATCATTTGGAAATCCAATCATTTTTTTATTCGTGTTGGTATCGATAGTGTAGGGTAATGATTTGACGTAATCAGGAAACATAGTTTCATCTTCTATAATGATAACTTTGTCTAACAAATCATGTTTTTCCAATTCATTTTTTAACTTGATACAATATGGACAAAATGGAGAAGAGTACACTAAAATTTCGCTACTCTTGTTTATTTCCGTTTTGGATTCTTCTATCGGTTTACTTTTTTTTATTGTTGGTTTTGTATATTCCACTTCATAATTTCTTGGCATATTTTTTTTTTTTTTATTTCGTAATCAAATCTTTAAATAAAAATATAATAATTAGGATAAAAAATATTGAAATTTAAAAATGAGAATTCGTATCAATTTTTTTAATGGTTGGAAAGTCCAAAATTTTTTTTCAATTTGGGATGATATTCAAAATGTATTTGAATTTGAAGGAGAAATTGAAAATAATAGACTTTTAAAAGGTGAAATTTTCAAAAATGAAACGACAAAGGTTTATTCTGGGACATTTACGGAAGATGGTTTTTACAAGAAAGGAAGATTTTTTTATGATGTCAAACATTTGGATAAATATAAAACCAAAGATTATTTTGATGGATATTTTCAAGACAATTCGTGTTTACCAAAATTCGGGATATTATATTATGAATATAATAATACTTTTTTTGGTGAATTTTATGAAAACGGTGAACCGTATAAAGGTTTACGAAAATATTCGAATCATTCCAAATATGATACGTTTGATGGGATTTTTTCCGTGGATGGAAATCCACTGGAAGGTATCCTTCTTTACAGAGATGGTAGTGTGTTTCATGGAACTTTGGTTGAAAATTACAAGAGAATTATTTATGAAAAAGGTTGTTTACACATGAAAAATCATTGTGAATTCAAATATATGGAAGGACAATTTGTGAATAATGAAATGTTCCATGGAGAAATTGTCAATACCCTTGGATTTCATCAAAAAATTGAAAAGGGATGCGCTGTTGGTCATTATTTTGATTCCGACTTGTATCTTGACAAAAATCAATCCGAAATGATGAATAATTTTTATAAAAATCAAAGATATTATTGTACAAATAAATTCAATTAAAGAAATGGATTTGGAAAATACAAAGAAAAAAAAAAAGAATGTCAGACTCGAATAAAAAAAAAATATATCTCTTGGCGACGATTCGTAATTGTGCGCGATATTTAGAGCATATCTTTAAAAATATAGATAGCCTGTACCAATTTCATGATGTACATTGTATTTTTGTGTATGACAATTGTACAGACAATTCGGCCGACTTGTTACGAAATTATTCTAAAAAACATCCCGATACTATAACTATTGAGGAATTAGAAAACAATAATTCTCCTTTGAGAACGGTGCGAATTGCTGTTGGGCGAAATCGATGTTTAGAAATTATGGAATCAAAAATAGATATTCCTGCACAATATTTTATTATGATGGATATGGATGATGTCAATGCAAAACCTTGGAAAATGCAAGTGATTAACAATTATTTGGATAATTTTGATAATGATGATTGGGATGCAATAAGTTTTTCAAGGGAGCCTTACTATGACATTTGGGCTCTTATGATTGATGATTTTTATCATCATGTATGGGGGTTCGGTCCTTGGAGTCCTCATCTTGTGAAATATATGAAAGATTACATGAAAATCAAAATTAATATTTGTCAAACCAATTCCTTTCCTTGTCGGTCAGCTTTTAATGGATTTGCCATTTACAATAGAGAAAAATTTAAATCGATTCGATATGATGGAACATTTAGCAAATTTGAAAAAAGTAATTTCATTTCAGTAGAAGAAAAAAAAAAATGTCTTGAAAAATACAAACGATATACCAAGAATCCAAACCTGGTTATGAAGCAATGTTCCCTACCTTTTTTGAAAGAAGATGAGCATTGTGAACATTTATTTTTTCATAACATGGCAATACAAAAAAATAATGCTGTAATTAAAATTAGTAAATTATCCATTTTGTAATTCATTCAATCTCTCTATTTTTTTTTTTTCAATCATGAAAAAAAAATATATAATACTCATATCGTCTGAATTTATTATTATGTTTTTGTGTTTATATTTTTGTTATTTGTCTTGCTTTTTGTTGTTTTTTATTTTTTTTTTGTTTTTGGTTGGGTTTTCTTTGTCTTTTTGGTTTTCGTTGCATTTTTGGTTTTTTTTGTATTTTTGTATTTGTTTGCTAATTCTGACAATGGTATGTTTTCCTGTTCCAGTTCTAAATTTTTCTTTTTGATAAATTCTAATATTTTCTTTTTTTCATTCGGGTTTATATATATAATTTTATTCTTATGTCGAAAAAAAAATGAGTTTTTTGTTATCTTGTTATGAATCTCAAATTATATTTTGAAATGCTTATTCATGATACATTAGCCCTAGAACCAACACCTCTTATGAATGAAAAAACCTCAGACAATCCTATTGAAATTTTAGAAAATTATATTGAAACCGTGACAAATGACCATGATGATGAAAATGTTTATGAAATCAACCCTGTAATTACATGGGAGACTTTAAAAAAATATAGAGAAACTAGCGATTGTGAACCATTCAATCTTATTATCGACAAATTTGAAGGAACTAAACTTAAATTATCTTGGAGCAGACCACTCGAAAAAATGTATATTTTAATTCTTCGAATTAGATTGAAATTTTATAAAATGCTAGATTTGTATAAATTATCATCAAATATTTTAGACAAAAATTGTGGTTCCGGATTAAGATATAAAAGAACTACTTTTGAATTACTAAATTCATTATACGAAAATTACAAGTTTATTGCAAAAAATAACAAAAAACTACAAGAATGTAAAATGATATATATGGAAATTTATAAAAAACATGGAATAGATGCGTTATCATATTCTTGGTTAGTTGATAATAAATTTGAGTATATATATAAATGGTTACAAAAAAAAAAATATTCGTTAGAAGATTTTGCGATTGAGCATAATATACATGATGAATATATAGAAATGCAACAAAATAAAAAAATTATTTGGAATGAAAAAAAATTTTGGGAAGAAATTGATATTATATATGAAAAATACAAAAGAATCCCAACTGCAGATTTTTTACGTATGAATGGTTACAACGGACTGGTTAATCATATCAAAACATTTGCAAAAGATGGAATTGATGAAATTAAGAAACAATATAATTGTGATACATATAAAAACATATCAGTAAATGGTATGTTATGGCGCTCAGAATCAGAAGTATGTATGTCAAATTTTTTGTATTCAAGATGTATTCCTCACAAAACAGGAGAAAAATATAAAAACGATTTCTACGACATTTTTAAAGAAGGTGCTGTATATGATATTCATTTTTTAGGGTTATCTGGGATATATAGAGGAAAATGGATTAATGTTGAAATATTTGGTGGTTCTAGAGGACATGATGAATCAAGATATAAAATTAAAAAAGATAAGAAAAAAGAATATCATAAAGAAGATAAGTTTTTTCTATCAATTGATTGGTTGGAATGTAAACATGAAAATAAACTAAGCGTAATTTTGAAAAAATATATAGGTTTAATAAAATCTCATTACATACCAAAGAAACAATATCAAAATACAAATTCTACATGTTGGTCTTTACTCGATATTATTATTCCAGATGTTAAAATAATTGTCACTAATTTGGGACACCTCCCATCACATGATTGGTTCACTAGACAAAAAAGATATAAAAATAGAAAAATAGAAGATTGGGAAAAAACTATCAAAACGAACAAGGGTACATTATCAAATTTTATATCCAAATGTGGAGGATACCACAAAATCAGAAAAATTCTCTATCTTACAGACATATATAAAAAGCCAAAAAAAATAGTTGTTCTCAACAAAAAAACTCGAGAACATTTAGTTTTAGATAATGTTAATATTATACAGGATTTTTGTAACACCATGTATACATCTTCTTGTATAAGATATCATTTGAATAAATATCAGAAGTATGTCGATGAAAAATATGAGATTTATTACAAAAGTGATTGGATACGAATAAACAATGCTATCCGAAAATTACAAAAAAAATATTCTTTGAGGAAAAACAATTAATCAACATTTTTTAAAATAATTTCAATTCAATTTTACTAATAATTTTTCAATTTAACCAATTTAAAAATTCAATTGATTTTTTCTCTTATCAGCTCCACCATTACTCATTTTTTTTCAATTCTAATAATAAAAAAAAAATATAACCGATTTAAAAATTAAAATATGACAGAATAAAAAAAAGCTAGAATATGAAATTTATTTCGAATGTATTTCATTGTATCGCTTATATTTCTTTATTTTTGGGTTCTCATTTAGCTGATAATATAGAGAATGATTTATTGGATGATGATGATTTTAATTTAGTGAAAAAAGACGATTATATCATTAAAGGGTTGAATTGGTTTGGCTTTGAAACTCAATATTTTAATTTAATGTGTACATGGGCTCATGATATTGAATGGCATATAGAAAAGATTGATGAATTAGGATTCAACTATATAAGATTACCATTTAGTGTAGAATTTACAGAGAAAAAAGAATGGAAGGATATGGATGAATTTTTCGAGAAAATTCAATACTATAATATCGATGTTGCTTTGGATTGCCACCGATTACATTCCACACATCAGTCAGCAAAGCCTTATGATAATTATGTAAGTTTTGATGATTTTTTAGAATCTTGGAGGACGATTCTTAGTCGATATGTGGATGTTCCGAATCTAAAAGCAGTGGATATTTTTAACGAATATCAAAGTGATAATTATGTAGAATGGAATAGTATTGCAAGACAAACCTTGGAATATTTGGAGTATCATTTTCCCGGTCGATTTGAATATTTTGTAGGAGGGACGAATTGGGGGGGTTCGCTACATTATGTGAATTTGGAGGACCTTTTTTTCAAAGACCGAATAACGTATACTGTCCATAAATATTGGTTTAGCGATTCAGACCCTTATGAGGATAAGTGGGATTATTCATTCGCGGATTTAGATTTACCGGTTGTGAATATTGGAGAGTGGGGTTATAAGAGTGAGAGTTTACAAGAAACTACATGGGCTGAAAAATTTGTAGATTTTTTAAAAGAAAAATCATTGACAGATACCTTTTTTTGGACCTATAGTTTCAATTCTATAGACACAGGTGGTATACTTTTGTATGATTGTACCAGTGTGGATGAAGATAAGATGGCGCTGTTACATAAATTATGGACCCCTAACTAAAAAAATATTAAAATGCAGAGCGACACTTTGTGTTATTATATGGGTCAAGGTAGATGGATGGTAAAGACAAAAAAAAAATGATATTTTAGGATTAAAATAAAATAAGAAAAAAATGTCCATTTTATTTCATTCCTCGAAAAATCCAAATTTTAAATCATGTGGTATTGATGAAGCCGGCAAAGGATGTTTATTTGGTCCTGTGTGTTCAGCAGCTGTCATTTTACCGGATAATTTTACCGAAATGTGTGAAAAAAATAATATTGTTTTACGTGATTCTAAAAAAATGACAGAGAGGCAAAAACAAGCATCTAGAAAATTCATTGAAGACCATGCTCTTGATTATAGTGTACAATTTGTACCAAATGATGTAATTGATAGAGATGGAATCTCGAAAGCAACGATATTGTCCATGAATAATTGTATCGAACATTTGAAAAGTCGTCCATTCAAATTATTAATCGATGGGAATTTTTTCATGAATAAACACAATATCCCGTATGAATGTATTGTCAAAGGAGATGATATCCATCCTGAAATCAAAGCTGCAAGTATTTTAGCAAAGACGTATCGAGATGAATATATTCTCAATTTTTGTTCCGATAAAGAGGATTGGAAAGAAAAGTATGATTTGCATCATAATAAGGGATATGGTACCAAAAATCATATCCAAGGGATTTATCATTATGGTTTAACACCTTATCATCGAAAAACGTTTTGTAAAAAATTTGAATGACCGTGTCATTTAAATATCTTCCGGATGTATATGAGGGGGGTCGTACCAACCATATTCAAAAAATACTTTTCGTTCACCTGTAATGTTTGTATTCCATAAAATTTTTATATCGTATAATTTGTCATGATTATTCATTCTCATTTGAAATGTATCTTTCTTTAAAATGTTGCTAGGAGTTCCAAGGATGGTGGCGTAAATATCTAATTGATTTATTGTTATCCACTGGAATCCGGAGTAATTTTTTCCACGCATTTTGTATTTGACTTCGAACCCATTTTGGAATTCCCAACTTATCAGCTGAATTGTATCCGGGTAAATTTCAGTTTCATAATGAGGAAATATTTCATCCAAAACTTGGAAAGAATTCAAATCATTCAAATAACAATGAAAAAAAGATTGAAGTCTTTCCTCTTTATGAATATTGATTTCACATTGTTTTTTACGCATGAAATAAAATAGGGGAGTTTTATTTATTTTTTGTTGATGTTGCTCAAGAAGTGGTAAAAAACACTGATAACGAAAAGAAGTATCAATTTTGTAAATTTCCAATTTCATCCACATGTAGACCAATTCTTTCATTAATTTAGAGATTTGAAATTCTTTTTGGTATGTACACCAATCCATTCGTTTCAAATCTGGATTGATAAATGATAAAATAGAATGGAACATATCTGTATCATGAAACACAAAAGTGGTACTGTTCCATTTTGAAATTTCATTTACCATAGTGAATACCTAAATTTTTATTGTTAATAATTGATTGAAAAGGTAACATGATTTAAAATTCTATAAATCTTAATCTTGAAACATTTGGGATGTATATTCTAATTCTGCGTTTGTCAAGTTGATGGCATGAATATCATTTTTTTTTAGAATTTCAAAATCGAAAAATTCGTGAAAAAATATTTGAAGTAAGGGTTTATGATTTCGAACAGCATTTCCATACTTGGTTTCCCATATTGTATTGTAAAAATCTCCATTGAAAGGGTAATTTACAGGTATGATATGATTGTTTAACAAAGAGACCAATTCCAAGATATTTTTTGAAGAAGCCTCAAAAGAAGTAAAGTCGAATTTTAAAGGTAATTTTTGTGATATTGACATTCCAAAGGCTATAGAATTATAATCTCTGATTGGTTGTTGCCAAGTAATAAATTTATTATCGACTTTGACATCAAATATACCAAATTGATAATAATATGCTTTTAATGTATACTTTTTAGCAAACGCAGGTAGAAAAAGGCTAAAATCAAGATATATAGGGGTAAATGTATTGAAACGTAAATAATCAAATTTTGTTTTTGGAAAACCTCTACTTACTTTGATAGCATCTTTCTTATATATAAATGAACCAACATCGATAAATTTAACATTTTCAGTAACAACACCATTTTTTACTTCTACCATGATATTATCTGGTTTAATATCCGAATGGACCATACCATTTTTGTGCATTATATTCACAATCATGAGCATTTTTTTTTTAAGTTTTTCCACAACTTCTTCGGATATTATATACGTGTCTGCAATATCGGATAATGTTTCATATCCTTCTAAATATTCTAATTTAATATATCTTTTATTGCTTTGGGTTGGGTGGTAGAAATACCCTCCTTCTCCGTTTTCACCCCGTATTGGACATAAAAAATAATCACATAATCCGGCATTTTCAAGTTGTTTTAAATTTCTAAATTGTAAATTCGAAGATTCTAAATCCGCTTGTTTTAATACAAATTTCTGCATGGTGGTACTATTCCTAGGGATATAAGTATATACTTTTCCAACCCCTCCTTCTCCAACTTTTTCACGTTTTCCTATCAGAAAATTATCAGGTACTTGTTGTTCAATGGGTAGTGGATTGTGATAATCTATATCATTCCTAATTTGTTTTTCATTGACTAAGTAACTTTCAATTTCCTTTTCATAATGTTGTTTATTTAATGCTTGTTTTCTTTTTTCCTTGTAACCTGTTATATAATCTTTTCCTATCATTGTTTTTTTTTATTTCTAATATAATAAAAAAAAAATAAAAAAATATCTATTTAGTCATCATCTTTTGACCAATAAGATTATTACAATAATGAGAATGAAAACTAATACTACTACACCCCCAATGATTAAATATAATTTCATATTTGATTTGGGTTCTGCTACTTTTTCTTCTTCTTTTTCTGTTGATTTTGAATCTTGGGTTTTTGTCTCTTGGGGTCCAGTATCACTAGTTTTATTACATTGAGAAAATTGTTCCACATTGATATTAACATTTTTAATATCTCCCCCAGCGGTGAGAATATTTTGTATTTCATTATTACATATAGTTAAATCAGAACATCTTTTATTAGGGTCTGGGGTGATAACATCAATCCCGCCAAAGCACTTGGGAAACCAACATTTTGGTCCCTCACGGCTTGCCTCAACGGGATAGCTGTTATCTGTCAAATATTTTTGATAATATGCTTTCTTGTAAAAACAGGAACATAAACTATCCGTATCTTCTTTTTTATAAATTGATTTTGACATGTTTTTTTGATGATTATCTGTTTTTTTCTTTAACCAACATCCTTTTCCTAATAAATTTCCAGATGCATCAAAATTTTCTTTGATACCATATTCCATAAAATGATTTTGTAAATACATACAACCACCTCCATAGATTCGATAAAGGGAAGGATATCGTTCTTTGTAAGCATCACAATCAAATTGTAAAATCTTGACAGAAGATGTTTTTTCATTAAAATTAATATCAGAGAGTTTGATTTTTCCAGAAATCGCTTTTTGTTCACCGTCAAAATTTCCATGTTCATAGAGGATTGCGATTAAACCATCCGCGACGTTGATAGACGAAACTTTATCATTCAAAATACCTTCCTTGGTCATTTCGTAATTATCATAACTCCCTTCTGAAAGAATTCCCAAGGAATTTGAAAAATTTGCGTCTTGATAGAATGTCACGACAGGTTCATTCATGACAAAACCAACGCACTCATCCGTTTTTTGACATAGTTCTTTACATTCATCGACATTGGAAAATTTCCTTTCGATGATATCTTCACCAGGGGAATCTCCTGTTTTTTTTGTAAAATAATATTTATCATCAGAGACATATTCATCTTTCGTATGGCACATGGTCTTGATATGGTCATGAACATCTTCATCGAGATTTCCCCCATCTTCGTTGGCCTTCTTGAACATTCCCCGGTAAAATTTCATACATTCGGGTGTATTAAAATTTGTTCCTCGACAATAATTAAGGAAAATATATTTGGCTTGGGGGTAACTTCCTAACAATTTACTTTGAAATTCATCATTATCTTGATAGGAGTCCATTTTTTCATTTACGAAATTACCATCCGACTGTTCCACATTTTTGTCAACTCCTTCCAATTTTACCGAATCTCCTTCAAAATTTTTAGAATTAATAATGATATCCGGGTTACCGCCTTGAAAAGAAAAAGAACAAAAGTTAGTTTCTGGTGTGATTTCTGGGACATTTTTAAAAGATTCAAGCAATCCCATATTTCTTTTACTGAAATAACAATAGTCCATCATGATATGGTAAGCATTGTTCAAATTATTCAGTTTGATGGTTTTTTTTTTAAATGTATCTACCCAACCGTCACTCAAGGGATAATTACTGACAAACTGAAGAAGATGGTAAATATCCATATGATTTATTGGTTTGTTGAGAATATCGTTGTTGGATTGGATAGCATGTGCTTTAAATATTTCATTACAATCTGAGGCTTCCTTGATACAAGCAAATGCATTTGTTGTTTTGGTGGAATAATTGATTTTATATTTTATTTCCCAAGTGAAATTACTTAACTGTTTGAATTTATTGAAACGATTATATTCATTTCCTGATTTTTTATCATCGATAAAATATTGGATATAATATAGTCGGAAATAAGGTAAAGTTTGTGAATTATACAGAAGCTTTTTACTCGGAGAATCCAATTCGGTAGGAGTCGAAAAAGAATCCTTTTTCAAACGAATACATGGGTAACTCTGTGAAGAAAATTCGTGAGAATTTGTTTTTCTATCGTTGTCACTTAGTCCATCTTGACATCCTGTTTTACAAAGGTCACCTTTCCAACATCCTTTATTATAACTACTTGTAGTGTTGAATCTCCAATGACCATTTCCTGGGATACGATTGTTTGATTTATGAGCATTCCCTTCAAATATACATGATGAATATTTATCATAACCACCTGTCCGTTCGTGACCAAAACTAGACAATTCCCCGGCAGTAGCTCCACCTCTAAGATTACAATAACCCCAACTATTTTTGTTGGGATGGCATTTTTTTCGATTTTGTCCACATGTCTTACCATATCTACATTGTGTGTCATAATGGGTCATAATATCTTTACTCGTAAAATATTCGGAGCTGACTTTACTTCTATCTGGAAAACAATAATTTCCATCTCGACATTCATAATCGAATTTGAAGGCTCCTTTGTGACCACCACTTCGTGAAGGAACTTTTGGTTGGGTTTCTCCGATATAACATTTCTCCGAATCATCCAAATCATTTCCGTAATCTCGATAATTCACCGTTTGAATAGCGACATCAAATTTATCACTCTTGACATTATGCGCTTGTCTAGGATTGGTGTTTTCATTGACAAATGATTTACCATCATCATGTTTTGTTAGATGCGTCTTTAAATAATCAAACGATAAATCTAAATAAAACGTATACTCAAAGGTAATTCCTGGCCTGTCTGGGTCTACCACATTCCCTAAGTTATTCAATGCATTTACATCCCAATCAATTGTATTATCCATACCAGAATATCCTTTCTCATCTGTATTATCTTTAATTATTTTGTCAATTATTTTTAGTCTGTCCATTTTTATTTATTTAAAAAATGAAAAATATTATATAAAATAAAAAAAAAAAAAAATGGAA